TGAGCAAAGTCCAAGTTGGTGATGAAGATTACCGAACCCTTGAAGTCGAAGCTGTCCGGCACGCCTTCACGACGTAACATATGACTGTCAGCATTCCAGCAGATCCTGCGTTTCTTACCGCTGTCCAGTGCCGCCTTGAGAATGTTCAAGCTGAGATCATCATAAAACAACATGTCGCAATCATCAAACACCAACACGTGACCCGGGTCACTGTGTTTATACAATGTCGCGTATAACCCCAGCGGGGTAAGAGCGCCTTTGATCACTTCATATTTAGGAGCACGACCCGCGATGTCCTGAAACAAGTTGGCCTGCTCCAGCTGGGTGGTGACACCATAGCTCTTGCCCACGCCCGGAGGGCCCTGAACGATCATTGCGCGGATGTCGCCGGCGATGGTGGCGCGGGTCATTTCGTCCAGGATCTCGAAGCGGGCGCCAATGCGGGCCATGATTTCTTCGTCCGTCTCGGTCACCGCCGGCTCAGCTGCCACAAACTCGTACTCATCATCCACAGCAGGACCAGTGCTCAGCACATCAAAGTCACCAGCGTTGAGCTTAACACGAACCTTGCCTTTACCCCAGCTCTTGCCGTCCACTACAATGTAGCCATTTTCACTGCAATCTTCAAACATCGTGAACAGCTTGTTCGCCACCGTCTCGTCTTTGTACTGTCCACGGATTACTCGAACTTGAAGTTTCATTGCCATTGTGTGGTGTGTCCTTTGTGTAGTGTGTATTTCTGCTACTCATTAAGTATAGCAAACGGTCTACTCAGTGTCTACCAAATACGGTAAAAAAGTTTAAGAATCTAACTGCTTTGCTATCAACAACTTAGATAACCTGTTGATTTCGTTGAGTTTAGCTGAGCAGGAACTGGGCGAATTCACAGTGTCACAGTACAATCTCAGCTCTGTGACAGCTCTAGAAACGCCCAGGAACGCATTCACCACTGAGTTGGGGTATCAGTACCCCATACTGGGGTTTTCAACACGCGACAGAGCTGGTTTTCGCTAAGTTGTTGATTCCATTGATGTTGCTAAGTTGTTGATTCTGTTGAGTTTAGCAAACCTTACGGTTGCTCAAGCGAGCTGGGTTCTGTTCCCGTACACTGCGACCCGATTTGCGATTGATCAGCACTGCCGTCACGGATTCATAAAGAAAGTCAAAATCTGCTTGAGTACCGCCCGCCGTCCAACCCGTGAAGTTGGTCATGCTGAAAAACATATCGTCGTCCTCGACGAACGTAGAGTCAAAGTCAGTGAAGTAGAATTGTTTGGTTTTCCCTTCGCAAGGATTGCCTTTGTTCCACTCAACACCGCGTCCAGCCTCGGTGATTGTCATGATATAGCCATTGGCTGTCAACAGCGTATCCATCTTGGTCACAAACTTCTGGGTCACGGGACGAAAGTTTTTTAAGTTGGTCATTGTGAGTAGTATCCTTGTGTATTTCTGCTACTCAACTAGTATAGCAACCGGTTTGGTCAGTGTCAACCATTGGTTTTTCCTGTGTTTTCAACACTTTACACCCAACAGCTTGATCAGGGGTGATCTGCCCAGATAAAGTCATCCACATCAACTAGTATAGCAAACGGTCTATCCCGCGTCAACCAACTGATTGCCCAGTGTTTTCAACATCACACAGAAAGCGATTAGCCTGATTTGGGGTGATCTGCCCAGATAAAGTCATCCACATCAACTGGTCTGCTGTGACCTTGGTTTCCCTGAACCAAGCAACACTGAAATCTGCACCAGTGAGGAGAGCATCAGTGAGGTCTGCACCAGTGAGGTAAGCACCACCGAGGAGAGCATCAGTGAGGTCTGCACCAGTGAGGTTGGCATAGACGAGGTAAGCACGCCTGAGGTCAGCACGCCTGAGGTCAGCACATCTGAGGTTGGCATAGACGAGGTCAGCATTGCTGAGATCTGCACCTCTGAGGTCAGCACCTGGCGTGATGATGTATCCATGGACCATAAAAGCTATTTTTCACCCAGCAGAAACTGGTTGCTGATGGCTTTGAAGCTGACACTGGGATCATTGATACATTTATAAACCAGTCCCTCACGGGTACGAGCAGGGTTGAGATTACTGCCGCCTTCTGCCCGTGCCAGCAGCTGATCCACAGTGATGGAGCTATCCAGGCTAACCCCCTGTGACAGGATAGGGCAGTGCAATACCCCCAGATCCCGACACAGCAGCTCACGATCATAACTGTTGAGATACTGCTGAGCGTCAATATCCCAGACGTCAAACAGACGGAACTCAGGCTGAACCAGCTGGTAATGATTTCCCTGAATACCCTGACCAATCAGCTCGCCCTGCAACGCAATGTTTCGCCCCAGTGCTGTGAGCTTGGCTGGCAGATCCAGCTTACGAGCCATAGCCCACAGACTGTTGCCACCCTCCCCGCTGAGTTCCCAGTTTCTGCCACACACACCCACATGATCCTGGTTGTAAAACACAGTCATGCTGGTACCATCCAACTTCTCAGTGATTTCCCACTGCGATTGTGTCTGGCCCCATGCAGCCAGCTCGGCTGTGAGATTCTGAATTCGTTCCTGGTCAGTGTGGGGGATAAACGAGGGAAAACGACCCACTGCCACGCCACTGAGCTGAGCTGGAATACTCGGTTCCCATTTGATCACACCCAGCAGTTCAGTGACATCATCGCCCAGCTGACTGGTTGTCAGCTCAGGCAGCATAGGCAGCACTAGCCCTTGACTGATTTGACCGCGCAGACGAATAGTTTTCAGCCTGAAGCCCTGAAATTTTTCATTCTTGACATAGCTGCTTTTACGCAGGAATTCAAATTCTTGCCGTTCTGGCAGTACACTGTCAATCTCAAAGTAAACACAAAGATCGCCCAGAGCAAACTCGCCCCGCTTGGAAACTACTCGCCAACCGTCTACCGTGACGCATTCGATAGCGTCGGCATTGGGTATTGCTGTGATGGCCGCCACTTGGCGGATTGTTGCAAGCTTTCGCATTGGTTTCCTTGTGTGTCCAGGGTGTATTTCTGCTACTCAATCAGTATAGCAACTGGGGTGGCCAGTGTCAACCACTGATTTATGTCAGTACATTGCTGACGCCAGCACCAGAAACGAGGGAACTCGAAACCGATCGAACCTATTATAGCTGTCACGTGGTAAGGTATAGTACAGTGGTAGTCGAGTGTCATATGATCGCTTGCCAAAGCATGGATTCGCAAAATTATGCACCTGATCGGCAGGAATATACATATAATCAGTACGGTCTTCCACACTGTTGTAGATGACAATTCTGAGACTACCTATTTTGGTGTTGATCCCATGGACTTCACCCCTAATAGCGCCGGTGGAATATCGAGAAACAGTTACAGTTTTACTATCACTTTTGTCAGAGAAATCAGAGACAGCCCCAGTCACGCCCGCCAAAGTGTATTGGCCGCCACTAGCGTTAGCTAGACATTGTTCTATCATCCCAGTGATGTTGAACAGCTCAGGGTTTGCCAGAGCATCCTTGATTCTGGTGGGTTTACCAACGAAAAAAGGGTGATACTTGACAATCACGTCTCGCAATAATGCGTATTCTTTGCTCATATCACGAGTCTAGCAAACGGCTGGCGAGTAGTCAACCAGAAAAAACAGGGCCCAGTGACCGAAGTCAGTCTGGGCCCATTACGCTGCCAACGTAAACTCTAAATTGATGCGTCGTCCATTCCAGCCACCCTCAGCTTTACAATATTGCTCAGCGTCCAGTTCTTGGCATCCAGTGCTTTGATCACACCCAGATACTGATTGCGCATCAGAGCCACTTCATTGATCAGACACTCGTAATCAATGACTTCCTGCTCGCCATCAGCATATTTCTCAGCATCACGACTGCTGAGTGCTTTGCTGTACTTCTCCAGATAAGCCTGGAAATGCTTACGGCGAATCTTTCTCAGCTGAATATTAAGATAGTTCAGCACGGCTTCAATTTCCTGAAGTTGAGCAAACCTTTGCTCAGTAACCCCAGGCAGTGCTGCCAGATGCCGTTCAATATTGCCTTTGATAATGGTTTCTACTCTGGACTGGGCCAGTTCTGTGCGAAAGTGATCCAGAAAATCCGGAAGTAACCCTAGATCCTGTGTGACTCGAGTATACCACATGGGTTAGTAGCGAGTGTCTTGATATTCATCATCGTCGGCCTGTTCGAAAACTTCTTCCTCTTGGGCTTCCAGGGTCAGTACATCATCGATATGGTGATCCACTTCAGCCAGCTGAGCAAAGTCTTCATCAGTGAAATCCAATCGACGCAATGCCACCACGAACTGTTCGGCAGCGGCCTCGCGGTCCCTGGCGGGAATATACTCCACCAGGTTTTTCCAAATATCAGCGGCTATGTCTACATGTTCAATCTGCATTGGTGTCTTCTACCTCAGTGGCTTTGGAAGTATTTAATCTGGCAGGGTTAGCTTTGAGATCTTGTATAATGGTTTCCCACACACTGTTCTCATTGGTTTCGAATACTCTGCGAAACGCTTTGATTTCTGAGCCGTCACTGAGTTTATAGATCAATCGGTTGCCATCTTTGGTCAGCAACCCAATCTTTTCCAATAGGTCAGTCATACCACTATGTGGGCTCATACCAGTGTCATAGGGGATCTTGATCTGTACTGATTCAAACGGTTTAGCGTAGCGTGTTTTCATCACTTTGCAAGCTGCGCGAATACCCAGTACATCTGATACTTTGTTACCGTCAGCATCTTCTTTGAGTTTCAGTTTGCGCATGGCCACCACAATGCTGCTGGCGTAGATAAAACCTTGGCCGCCTGAGATCTTGTCATCAGGGTCAAACATGTCCTGTGACGCATAGGTGTGATTGGTGGCTACCAATCCCACATTGTGGCTGCCAAACATATTCACACAGTTGCGTACCAAGCTGGTCAGTGCCTTGGGCTTGCGACCCATGTCACCCTTCATATCGCCCTTGTCAAACTGATCCACGTCAGTGGGAGTCAGCATCATGCCCAGGCTGTCGATCACAAACAACACCTTGGGCTTGTCTTCGCCCTCAGGGATAGTTTTGTAATCCTTCATAAACATGCTGATGGTCTTGGCCACATCGTCAATCATGCTGATATTCAGCTTCAGCAGTTTGCTTTCACTGGTGTCCACGCCCAGTCGCTGTAGCCAGGCTTCGTCCAGAGCATTTTCAGTGTCTACCAGCACAACGAAAATACCCTGTGCTTGAGCGTGCTTTATAATGTTTCCTGAACAAATAAAACTTTTCCCCGAACCTGATTCGCCAGCAAACACAGTTACTTTGCCCAGCGGGATACCCCAGTCAAAGTTACCACTGATGCGATAGTTTAATGCCCAATTGCCAGTGCTGATCCAGTCGGTAGGATCATTAAAGCCAAAGCCCATGCCGTCAATACTTTTTGTGAGCTCTTTACGAAATTTAGTGATGTCGAACGGTTTTCCCATATAATTTACCTTGTACTCTGAGATTTTAGAATAGAAAAAAGTCACGCCCAGGCGAACCCAAGCGTGACTTCCTCCGAGTGATTAGGCTTTCTGACGATTTCTGATCATGGCCAGAATATCTTCAGCTTTTTGGCTCTTGACTGCTGGTGCAGCCACCGCGGGCTTGGTGACGTCAAACGGCGGAGTATCGTCGTCATCAGCTTCTGCAGCTGGTGCAGTAACCTTGCGAGTAGTTACCGCAGGTGCATCATCAGCATCAGCTGCTGGTGCTGCATTTCCCCAGTTACCAGTCAATCCTGCGGGCTTGTAATACTGTGCCCAACGAGCTGGATCATACGGCTGTCCATCCACACTGGCTTCAAACATTTCTTTGATGACCTTGAGCTCCACCGCAGTGGGTTTCTTAGGCATAAAGTCAGTGAGATTAAACAAACTGTGCTTATCAACAGCGTCACGCTCGATCTGAGTCAGTGCGCTTTCCTTGCGAGCCCACTTGCTGGTGCCGTAGTCAGCATAACCGCCCTTGGCAGTCTTGGTGATACGGAAATCCAGTCCACGATTGTAATCCGTGGGCAGTTCTTCCAGTTCGGGATCCATCAACGCACCCTTGACCAGGTTGAACAACTGCGGACTCAGGATAAACCTGCGAACAGGATTTTCTGGTGCGCCGTCTTTTTCTGCGGGATTTTCACGCACAAAGCCCTGTAACAGGTAGCTGCGTTTCTTCCAGTACTTACGACCCAGTTCTTCCAGGCTGGCGTCTTTGAACCAGGGACGAACTTCAGTCAGCACTGGGCAAGTTTCGCCCCACATTTCCACACAGGGAACCTGTACACTGACCTGCTTGTTTTCGCCACCCTTGACGCCGCTGAAAGGCAGGCGAATCATCGCTCGTTCTACCCAGAAGAATGTGTTTTTGTCGTTGCCGTCGGGAAGGAATCGGATTAAACAACTTTCACCTTCCTGGATGTTCCAGTGCGGATAAATGCTCTTGTCCATGTTGGACCCGCCGGTGTTGCGTGTTTCTTGACTCTGAAGTCGTGCTCGAATTTCTGCTAGTGATGCCATTTTGTAGTTTTCCTTGTATGTCCCCCACTCACTCCCGAGTGGGTTATCTATGCTTAGTATATGAGATGGTCTCAATTACTATACTATTAAGTATAGCAGAGTATTTAGCATGGATCAAGGAAAATGGAGGATTTATTTAGGAATTATTGCCAGAAATTTTCAGGGCAAGTGGCTGATGAAATCTGAGTCTTGCTGGGCATGTGACATCCACATTTAGTACATCTGGGGTCAGCAAAGAATTCACAAACCTGGCAGATATTAAACCGATAAGCTGTGACTTCAGGTGTGGCCATGACTGGACGATTGTGTATTACGTCCTGAGCCACGGCCACCGCCTGAGCAGCCAAGTTCTTTAACATGTGAGTCACCGTGGGCAACTGTGGAGTTGGATCAGCCATACTGAGTTATTTGCGGATTCCACTTAGATGCAGGATACGAGCCAGGCTTTCGGAAATCTTTTCATCAGCTGTGTCACCAGTAACTGAATACTGTTCGTCGTCCACGTTGAAGCTGTTCTTGCCAGCGTTGATGGCCTTTACCCGAGCGCCAGTGAATTTATTACCTTCTTCCATGTCGTCTTCGGCGAGACCATGATCATAGCTTTCACGATCGTCCACTGTGATGGCTTCCTGACCGGGTGAAGACACATCCCGCAGCAAATCGTCAGCTTTGTCGCCACCCAGCATTCCGCGTAGTTCCTCCTCATCACCGCCATTTTCTGAAAAATAGAACTTGGCATCAGGATGAGCTTGCTTGATTCGTTTAATTTTTTGTACAATTTTACGACCCAGCGCGTCATCACCCAGCTTAGCAGGGTTCAGATTGATTTTAGTTTCTTTGCCATTACCAGACACCACACGCAGTGTGGCCTGTGTGGGAGCTTCTGACATGGGAGCAAAGGTAGTACCAGCTGGCATCTTGGTGCCGCCAGATACCAGTCCAGCAATCTTTTTCTTAGCGTCAGCATCCTTGGGATCATAACTGATCATTGGCGTATTTTTAGTACTCATCTGCACTGTAAGCGGGTCCGTGGTCTGAGCCTGTGGTGTGTTCATACCCAGTGCTTTCTGTATGGGGGCCAATTTGGCGTTGGGTTTGGTGTCCAGGGTATTGTCATCCAGTTCACTCACTATGCGATTTGCCCAACTTTCAAACTCATCGGTTTCCTGTAGTCTTGTCATCTGATATGCTCTCCATGCATAGGGCAAACTGTTGTCCAGCTGCTCGTCATACTGATTTCTGATAAAGTGATGCTTGACTGACTGATCGTATTCCACTACCGGAGTCTGATCCAGGTTCTCAGCATGCCGGGCATAGCCACGTTCACCACTAACACGGGTGAGCAAAGAGCGGACTTCAGTCAGACGTTGTGATGCTGAGGTAATCATGTCCAGTGCCACAGTGTCTTCAAATGTTCTGTTGCGAGTGCGTCGCATAAATCTACCCAGCTGAGCTGCTTCCTCTGCCAGATTGCTGATGCTCTGGCCACGCTGATCATAGGGGTTGCCACCCTCGTTGACATGGCGCGCCATAGCACGGGCACCACGCAGATTGTTGAATGGCATCAGGAACCGCTCGCCTGAATTGTTTTCCACATAGATTCTGTGAATTCTGCGTGTTCTGGCTCCACGTACATCATCATTGATGATGTCAGTATGCTTCACGACCAATCGGGCATTCTCCAGTGTCTGTACACTGGTTTTTACTGTGCCAGTCAGTGCTGAGAACTTGCTCTCAGCAATGGCGTTTCCATGTTCACCGCGTTTGCCAGCTTGCACACTCACATCACGAATTTCAAATCCCATGAGATTGCTTTGTGCCCACTGTTTGAGATCAGTGGTCAGCTTGTTGAGACTGTCTGATACCTCAGAATTCTGACTCTGGATTAGTGAATGGTCAAATGATACTTTTATACTGTCACGGTTCTGACTGGGTTGTTCAGTATGATCCACCAGACTGATCACCACTGGCTCGCTGCCATCAGATTCCGGATCCAGATTGATCACATAAGTGGTAATCTGGGTCTTCTCGCTGGTGTCGTTACCATCAGCATCCAGTGTTTTTTCCAGTCCAGCGTTGAATCTTGCCATCACCCAATCATTGAGATCGGCACATATGGTTTCATGAATCTTATTATCCGGCATAGTGTTATTTATGTTCCAGCATGAGATTTAGAACACCGCAATAAAGGGCATGGGTTCCAACATCTCTTCACCGCGGTCAGTCACATACTGATCCAGATCTGGATGATAGGTTTTCACTGTCTGCATCATTCTAATAATCAGCACCAGTGCCATCACCAGATCATCTGTTTCGCCGCTCTTGGCAGCAAATCCAGCACCACTGCTGATGAAGTTCTTAAGCTCACTCACCAGATTCACACTGTTCAGCACCATACGATCTGACTCTATTAAGCTCTTGAGCTTGCTGCACGCAGCCAGTTTGGTTTTATTGGTGGTGGTGAATCCTTTGCGATACCTGCGAGTGGTGCCAGTTTTGGCTGGTTCGCTGAGAAATGTGCCAGCAATGTTTTCCTCGCCAATTTCACTGATGCTGACCAGGGCTGCTTCGCCCAGGGTGTTGTTTTCCAGACTGTAGTACACACTTTCATTGCCCACAACGTCAGCCAAGTAGCGGGTGATTTCTCTCAGTACTGAAATCTGTTTCTGCACTGGTGTACGGTTGTGCTGCCACTCAGCCACCTGGGTCATGCTGGGTGACTCAAATACCTGTATAGCTGCATAGTCACCACCTGTACCCAGACTGGGATCCAGTGCCACCAGATACACACAGTTCTTCTCAGGTTCTTTATACCACCTGACTTGCCCTTGCTGGCGACTGGGCTCACGACCAGCCAGGGCAACTAATTTCATACTGTTGACCAGCGTTTCATCATTGATGATAAACCGACAATTGTGCTCACGTTCAAATCTCTCATTGCCGATTCTGCTGCGTTCACTGATTTCCCATGCAGCATCACGATCTGGATGATCGTGCCATAATGCAGAAAATGCTTTGAATCCATTTTGTCCAAGCTCAGTGGTGTTACCATATTCATCAATATTCCGTGTCGCAGCTTTCCAGATGTGAGCAAACTGATCTTCATCACTGTTGGGAGTACTGGTTAGTATGGCCTTACCGCCAGTACTCAGCGTGGGGCTTATACTTGTCCAAAATTCTCGAGCAATACTGGGGCGCACATATGAAAATTCATCTGAATACAACAAACTGATACTCATACCTCGACCAGTGGTTTCAGTTGTGGTCTGTGCCACTATGCGACTGCCGTTTTCAAATTCAATGCTGCCTTTGTTGTAGCTGGTTACTCCTGCCCTGATATAATCAGGACAAGATTCGTAGGCATATCTAACTCGTTGCATGATTTCCTGAGCGCCAGTGTACTTGTGGGCTGCCACTAAAATAGTACTGTCAGGAATAAACATAGCGTACCACAATAAATACCCTGCCGCAGTGGTGGTTTTCCCTAACTGCCTACCCAGCATTGCACACACAAATCGATAATTATGATAAGCTGATAGTAACCCAACTTGGTAGTGATATGGTGAATATTTAATTCGCCCCAGCACGGGATGTTGAATATAAAAAAAATTAGAACAAAAATATTCAGGACCAGTATTGTGATCAGCACACTGAACTATTTCACCAATCTGATGCTCAGTCCAGGATAGTTGCTGGTGTGGTTTCTTGATCAGCGATACATCTAATACTTTACTCATATCAGTTACTTATAGACAAAGCTGTGCTATACTAAGTATTATTGGTGATCATACATGAGCGAAACTCTTATCCTTACTCCCAACTACGAGCCCGCGGATTTTCTACCGCTGAGCATAGTGGATTGGCAAGACTGTATTCGCCTGATGTTTCTGGACAAGATTCGACCAGTACATCTGTATGAAAATCGGTTTATACACAGTCCCAGCATGGTCATTCAGTTGCCATCTGTGGCAGTAACCACTGAGCAGTTTAACTTTAAAAAGGGTCGAATCAGATTTAGTCGCAGTCTGATGTATATTCGTGACCTATATCGCTGTAATTATTGCAACGACTTGTTCAGTCCCAAAGAACTCAGTATTGATCATGTGGTTCCCAGATGTGAAGGTGGAAAGACTTCCTGGGAAAACTGTGTGACTTGCTGTAAGCGGTGTAATCTACGCAAGGGCCATAACCGATGGACGCCCATTAACAAGCCCTATCGCCCAGATTATTATGGTCTAGCTGCTAAGCGACTGGAACTGCCCATGCAAGTGGCACATCAAAGCTGGATTCCCTATCTCAGGGTGGGTAACAAAGCCGCTAAACAAATCATCGTGGGCTGATACCCCCGTGTCTGGGTACAGAGTTATCTGGGTTTTCGTGGTTTTTTCTTCTTATTGGCGCCACTGTGTACTGGCGAAATCTTGTGGGTGTCGTCAGTTTCCCTACTGGGCCCACGAGTCAGCTTTTTCATTGGTCCAAATCCGCCATTTTTTCTAGCAACATTGATGATATTTTCGTCTTCAGGCGAGAAAGGAACAAAGAATGGCGTGGTGCCAATGGGTCCCACAGTACTGATGTTGGGTTTTCCAGGACTGCTGGCCATGTGTAACCCGAACCTATATAGCCCATAACCCTGATTAGTCTTGGTCAACATCTGAGCATTGGGAATAGCTGCATTGTGATCAGGATTCATCTTACCAGTGGTCGTTGCTTCCAATAATTCTTTAATCAGCACTGTCTTCTCCCTGATGCTTGAAGTATTCCACTTGTCCCATGCGTCGTTTAGCACCAGCTTGGGTATCAGAACAGCCCAGGTTTTTATGGTGACCTTTGCTGTCTTTGCTCTTGCTGACCACACAGTATTCATCGCCGCGTTTTACTATGGTCTCGTTGACCTGAACTTCATCAGATACTTCATTGATCTGATATTCCAGCTCTTCTTTGACAATCTTGCTGACTGGTTTTTTACTCCACATTTTACAACTCCAATACGCAGCTTTGGTTCGGTTACTGGCACGACCAGTACCGCAGCCATGTCGAGCACGGAAGTTTTTACGTCGGGCTGGATCGTCACGCTTGATTTCCATGTTAGGGTCACCAAAGTTGACTTTCTTTACATTACCAGTCTTGGGATCCCGAACATAAACGCTGAATTTTTTAGGACCACCCGAGGTTCGCATGGGCTTACCCAGGGCCACATCACGACCATGGTATTCAGCTTCGTTTACCCTGCCATGTAGGCCCATCACACCGTGAGATGTACTGTCGCTTTCGTCCCATTGCTTCTTATCGCCACTGCGTTGGTTTTCATCATAGCCAGCATGATAAGCAGCAATGTCAGCAGGATCAGTGAGTTCTTCACGTTGCTGACCCAGTTTATCCCACCAACGATGCGGCTTTTTATCACGACCGTAGTGACTGTCAGCACTGCCACGATCGTAGGGACTGCCATGACTCTGATCATATTCTTCAGTAATCAAGGTCAACCCACCGAGCAAACGCAATGCCGTCTCATCTAGATTCAGCACAACACCATCGGCAACTATGTCAGTGACTTCAGCTGTGATTTCCAGCTCTTCATTGATGTCAAAGCTCACCGTATCACCTGGCATTGGCTGATACTGGTGCTGTTCAGCTTCTTGCACATACTTTGCCAATACACTAGGAGTGGGTTTGATTGTCAACTTTTCCTGTTCAGCTTTTTCTTTTTCAGAGTCTTGTCGGTACCAATCATTGACCTCATCAGCCTCTTTACGCAGCTGTGCTTTTTTATTTCTGTCAAAGGACGGTCCATAGATGCTGCCCCGATGTACTTCAGCTTCGGTGATCTGTTTTATCTGTTCAGCCAATTTAGTCAAATGATCAATAGTGGATTTCATCCGCAGTGTCCTTTACTTGATGGTACGGAAGCGATGTCCTTAGTCATTATCCTCTTCAGGATTGGGATCTTTAAAGCTGGTCCATCTGATGGCTTTACTCTTTATTATCAATGGCTTCTGGGTATTCTTGTCCATCACATATGGGGTTTCTGCATATTCATCGGGGTCATCTGCGTCGTCTTGGATAAAACTGGCGTCAGCTCCCATCTTTTTCAGCTCTTTCAGTGTGTATGTAATACCACCTGTCTTGATTGTCCAAGTATCAAATTTGTTTGAGTTCTTGCTTTCCATGAATTGACGACGCAGGCTGTTTGCTAAATTGGCCACATCTTCATTAAATGTCATGCTGTTGTCGCGAGCACGGTCAACGTTGCCCTGCCATTTGATCCGGTTGAGATCTTCACCCTGATTCATCACAGTCTGTGTATCCAGTGTCTGTGGAGCAGGATGATTAGCAACCTCTTCTGCCATGCCCTGATGCATGTCTGACATCATGGGCGCCACGGCAATGCCAGCATTGGCTAGAACTCTCATCAGTTCTTCAGCACCAGCACCGTCAGCACTCACTGTGACTGTCTTGGTACCAGTCTTGCTGTCCACATTGGTGGTAACATTCATGCCGCTGGTGGCCTGTGCCTGAACTTGCATTGGCATATACATTTCGCCACATTCAGCCAAACGCTGGATATCACCTAGTTCACGGCGGAAGCCTTCGCTCATGCCGTCGGCTATTTTACTATATCTGTCCTTACGCTTGCCCTGAGTATAAAACTCCTGTTCGTCTGACTTGCGACCCTCTATGTCGTCAAATGGTTTATCCATGGCACGATCTATGGCATCGCTACTGGCTTGTTCTGCTTTTTCTGCGCGCCGTTTGGCAGTCATTTTACCCAGGCCTGGAACATATTTTCTCATCGTGGTCCCGAAGCCTTCGCTCATGCTTTCACAAACACAGGGATCAGCACCGCAGTTGCTGCATTGACCTTCGTTTACAGAATAATTTACTGGAGTTTCGTCAGAATAAAAAACCAGTTCTGCCAACATGTCCTGGTCAGGATCTTCATCAAAGTAAGTGAAGTCTGGAATGGAAAGGGTTTTACCAGTTTGCTTGTCATAAACTAGCAACGGCTGGGTATTGGCTGTGCCATTAGCAAATGTCACTGAGTCTACGTCATCATCATATTTGTATCCATAGCGACCACCTTCAGGGAATTCATATCCATACCTGGGTTCCATATCACTGCCTTCGTTTACTGAATATTCTTTAGCATCATTGGCCAGTTCTGCCAAGTCATACTGGTCAGGATCTTCATCAAAGTAAGTGAAGTCTGGGATGTCAATGGTTTTGCCAGTTTGCTTGTCATAAATCAGCAATGGCGTACCTGCGGCAGTGCCACCAGCATAACCAACACCAGGTCCAGTGCCGTACTTGTAGCCATAACGTCCTTTACCAGGGAATTTAAAGCCCTTAGCACCCTGTTTGCTTGCAGCTTTGTTTACTGAATATTCTTTAGCATCATTGGCTAGTTCTGCCAAGTCATACTGGTCAGGATCTTCATCAAAGTAAGTGAAGTCTGGAATGTCAATGGTTTCGCCAGTTTGCTTGTCATAAATCAGCAATGGCGTACCTGCGGCAGTGCCACCAGCATAACCAACACCAGGTCCAGTGCCGTACTTGTAGCCATAACGTCCTTTACCAGGGAATTTAAAGCCCTTGGCTCCTTGTTTACCAGCGGCTTCCTTCACTTCATGTTCGCCAGGCCCACCAAAGGCATAATGTTGGTCGCAATCAGCGCAGATCACATCACCACGCTCAGTGGTTTTGCCACTGCCCTCAATGCGGTTACCGCAACTGCTGCACTTTTTCCCTGAGTCCATTGCTGTGTGAGAACCGCCAGCCATGCCCATGCTTTCCGAAGTAATTTTGTTAAATGCTGCTAGAATAGTGTTCATGTCCATGGTCGTGATCCTTATCTCTTATAACTCTTTACATCTGGCAGTTTAGTTTTAACACTGCCCATTGCGCTTTTCTTTCCCTGCGGCAGATCATTGGTGGTGACCGCAGCTTTGGCGCCACCAGCAACTTTTACCTGACCAGCACCGCTAAGTGAATTCTTTACCAGCTTGCTGTTGTAGTCGTCGCCATACACACTGGCAACCTTGCCCTGATCATAATCTTTCATCAGCAGCGGAGTCTTATCAGTATTGGCGGCCACAGCAGCGTGCTCGGCTGCCATGTCATTAGCATACAACAGATTCTGTACTGCTACATTGACCTTGTCCACACGGCCCTGGGTCAGTGCCACACGCACCTGGTCAGCTGACGCAGGATAGTCACAGGCCACATCCAGTGAATAAATTTCTGGATTCTCAGCACTGGGAAACAGTGGATGATTGCGCTGAATTGGATGACTTTTAAGGTCAGTTACTGATGTTGCCTGGTACCCAGCCAATGCCTGCTTCACAGTTTTTTCAATGCCAGCCTCGGGCTTGCCAGCGAAAGTGATTCTGAAGCCGTAGAGCTTAGCACTTTCTGCCAGATAATGTTTAAAGTTTTTCATAGTCAGTTGAGACCTCTTTGTGATTATTTATCCGTCAGCACCATTTTCTTGCCCAGGATCTCCGCCAACAACGCATTTCTATCCAGCACAGTAGCAGTACCAGATGTCGTGGGCATGGCATTGTTGAGATTATCAGCTTTGATATCCAGACCGCGTTTCTTCAGCTGTAGCTCGATCATTCTGAGTTTTTTATTTATTTTAGCAGTCTTGGCTGACAGCGCATGGCCCATAAGTGTGCTGGCCGCACCGAAGATTTCTGCTGCCATGCGCATTTCTACATTCATGCCCAGGTCCATCAACTGCTGGTACCCTTCAATGGCCATCTTGGCGATCTCATCCATCTCACGTTCAGTGGATTCCAAACCCAGCACCATGGGCAAGGCTGAATCAATCTTGTCCAGATTTTCCACAGTGTTTTCTATCAGCTCCAGTGCGGTGGGTTCTGGTTCAGTGGTTTCAGCCACCTGATGTTTATGCGGGTCCAGATTAAATACTGATTCTAATTGGGTGTTCATCGGGTGCCTCCCATGGCGAATATGTCCTGCTCTGTGAGCACACGAAACACGATTCCCTGTTTCTCACAATAGGCACGAGCACTGAGCCATTTAGCCTGATTACGCGCACTGACCAATATATCTCTGCGACCCCGGGTCTTGCTGCCACCAGTTTCTTTGTAGGGTTTGATTTCAATGATTTCAGCGTGTGTTACACCAGCGCGATCTATGTACTGAATGAAGAAATCCGGAATGTACTGATGCATCTTGCCAGTCAATGGACATCTGTAGGGTACTGCTATGCTTTCACTGGCCCACTTGATCACACTGGCGTGCTGATCACAGAAGTTCATAAACACCAGCTCCCAGCTGCTGCGAAACATGGGGTTTCGTTTTCCAATATATTTATCTGGATTTTTCGGAATAAATTTCCCCTGTGCAAACTTGCTCATATTAGGCTCTGATTTCTCTGCGGATATAATCTGGTGTACTGAGATCCAGTGCAATACCAATACGCGCATTGGCCACACGATTTTGATTCATATAGGCTGCTAGATAAGCGTCCTGATCGTAGTCTGACCCCTGAGCACGCAATAGATCCACAAATGCGCCCACTGTGAGGTTGAGATTCTGAGCAATCAGCACATAAGCTGCAATATATTCAGGCCACAGTGCTGGATCGCTGACTTTGGATTCAATCAGGTTCTTAAGCACATCATATTGTGTGGCTTCAATACTGGTGTCTATGGGCCCCAGCTGACCCTGTGAATTAAATATTTGTGCCATGGCACTGGTATTTATGCCTTATTTTCCTGGCGGAGTCAAAGTATTACTAATTCGGTTACTGAGATCAGCGCCCGCATGGGGAACCACAATATCCCTGCTGCCATTCTGAATATTTCGTTGAGTGGCCGTCATTGCGGTATTGAGTATGCCCTTGCCTTCCTGCGCCAAACTATTAACCAAGCCAGTAACACCGCCCGAGCTTTTCCAGGTGGCCACAGTTTTGCCAACTGTCAAAACCTTCTGTAATACATTGCCAGTTCCTAAAGAAGTGACCGTATCCAATAACCCACCCTGGCCCAGCACACTAGCATGTGGTGATCCCAGCGGACTTTTGGTTTTATCGTAATAGGTGTTGGTGACCCCTGCCCAGCTAGCCACTTCAGTACTGGCACTATCTAACGGTCCCTGAGCATACAACACCGTTTCGTATTCCACAGTCATGCTATTCGCTGCGTGTTCTGATGAGCTATATTCCAGACTTTCATGATCAAAACTGGAAATAATGGGATTTACCAGCGTGTATTCAGCATAGTGTGGAAATGCGTCCTCATCTGTACCTTTGGCATTCACTGGACGACTGAAGTGATAAATTTTAATACTGTCAAAGAACGGATATATTCTATCCAATGACTGTGTATTGCTGTTGACTGTGTCCAAACCCCAGTGCTGAGCATACTCATTGGTATACATACTATCCACACCATCCAATCTGGGTATCCATTCAGTGGGTACGGGTACGCCTTGATTAGAAATCTTATTGACCCTGCGATATCTAGCATCCTGGATGTAATAAGTGTAATAAGCATCCCAGAAATTTCTCATGACATTGAGAGAATCATCATGAAAACTTAGCTGAATTGGATCATAACTGATCTTGTTGATGCCAATGGTTTGGCGATTATACTGATTGTATCTTTTGGTTTCAAACTTATAGCTGGGTAATTTTACAGTTTTGGCCAGCACACTTACCCGGCCAGTATCAGTCCAGTTTTCACTACCAAATCTGTTTTTGTAGCCGAAGTTTTCGCCCATGTCCCCACGAGCAGCATTGACGTTATTAATCGCAAAGCTGCTGACATCAAATACAATATGCCACCAACGCTTGGTTTTAGGCAACAAGCCATAGTTACCAGACTTAAATGTCCGCGATGCGTGCTGATAATCCCGGACATTGTCTGTGGTTACTGCGCCTTTGACAACATCTCCCAGAAATCTGGCTGCTGAACCCAATAAACTCATGTGGTTATTAACCTGTGATCACGGAACCCAGAGTACGTCCAATGCTGGCACCAATACCACTGCCCTGAGGTGTCTGTAGTGCGTTGTCGAAAGCAATGCTGAGCGCAATGGTAACTGGACCGCTGTCACCATAGGCTACCTGCTGATAATCAGCTCCTTTGATATAGCAACCATACAGTTCCCAGGTATCCAGCACTTCAGGAGTCAGTGCTCCATTGCCGCCATCCAGAATTTCACAATTCATCTGAAACTTGTAGTCAATCCCACTACGGGCACTGGCTTGTTCCATGAAGTCAAATTGCTTCTGAACCTGCTCACCCACCAGCTTGCTTACCTGGCCACTGGCATCATCTCTGAGATTCACTGTGGTGTCAGCCCAGGTGGGCTTGCCAGCATACTTAATCTTGCTGTTGTAGATTTCAATCGTCTGTTCGTCAAATGTGACATTGGGACGATTGAAGTCAACTACCTGCTTGGTAAGTTCAGTGGTGCTGCCACTGGCACCGAAATTCAAGAAAGTAATTCTAAAACGATACTTCAGTTTGGGCATCAGCAAGCCCTGGGCTGCTGTTCCTACTCCGAGCGGAACGGTAAATTTTGTAAGGCTGGCAATTGCCATAGTGTTGTCTCCTATTGCTATTATTTATGCCGCTGAGTGAGTAATTTTGGTACCCAATATCAGCTCAGATAAATATAGTTAACATGCCAGCCATAACTAAACCCGAAGCTATCGCGTTAATTTTAAAATATATCAAGAATGCTCAAAAACCCACACTCAAGACATTTGCCGAAGGCAAACTGATCTCAGTGAAAGCCATGGGTATGCCAGGAATCTCATCGTTGTCGTCACTGTCGTCACTATCCAGCTTAACCACAGTAGCTGGTCTGACCAGCGCGGCAAACTTGCTGGGCAGTGTACCCAGTCTGAGTCAGGTGTCGGGACTCATGGGAAAATTACCCGGGGGTCTGAGCATCAGCGGCCTTACTGGCTCACTGGGTAGCTTAACCAGTCTCACTGGCATGAGCACATTAACTAGCCAGTTTGATGTTGGAGGCATGTTGGGGTCAGTGTCAGGTGCCCTGGGTGGATTTACTGACAATCTGGGAGGATTAACCAAGGGATTATCCGGAGCAGGATTTAGCGGAATACTCAGCAATCTCAGCAACATATCCGGTGCCTCTATTAACATCAGTGCATTAACCAGCAGTCTGGGATTACCTAATGTAACTAATCTAAGCGACCTATCTAAAATTACCAGCAGCTTTGACATTGGTCATCTAACCAGTGCGGTAACCAACGGATCTCTTAAAATTCCGGGTATTGACGCTGCAAATTTCGGGGATCTAGCTAAGAATTTAACCAGTGGACCACTGAGTGAATTTCAGTCTATGGCCAAACAAATCAGCGAAGGCACGCTGAATATCCCAGGATTGGGTAATGTGGGTGATGTTGCTGGAGTTATAGATGATGCCAGAGGAGGCATTGGTTCCTTGCTCATCAACCCCATCGCAACCAGTGTTGGCAACATAACCGCTGCTGTGTCCAATTTACCCAGCCAATTAACCACACTAGTGAACGCTGGTAAGATTACTTCGGAAAACGCAGCAGCTATTCAGGCAGCATTACCAAATCTTACATCAGCAGCATCTGCGATAAAATCACACACTGATGTGCTGTCTGGATTGGTTGAGCCAGTCAACAGTAACCAATACCATCTAGATACGGTGCTGTCCATGACTGACTCACTAACATCCACTGTGGGCCACAGTGATGATATCCCCAGTATAGTAACCAGCTTAACCGCGGCTCCCACTGTGGGTAACGTCCACACATATATCACCAGTATATACGCTGCTCTGAATTCCAGTGGTGATGCAGGCGTGGCCGGAGTATTATCCGCTATATCAGGTCACGCCACCACATTAACCAACTATGTCTCCAATGATGTAGCTGCGTATCAGAGCATTAAC